GTTCTAAAGGTGGTAGACCTGGCCAATGGAGTGCAAGAAAAGCCCAGATGCTAGCTAAAAGATATAAAGCAGCTGGTGGGGGTTACAAGTAATGTTAGTTTTTATTAAAAAATTATTAGGTATAGATGATTTAGAAAGAAGAACTAGATTATTAGAAAGAAAAAACTATTGGAAAGAGAAATATAAACATGGTCAAGAAAATTAAAAAAGTTGCTAAGGCTCTAAAGAAAGCATCTGCTTTACATAAAAAGCAAAGCAAAGTTATTGAAAAACATATTAAAGAAATGAAATCTTATGGCAGATCCAAAAAAGGGAACAGGTAAAAAACCCAAGGGATCTGGTCGTAGATTATATACTGATGAAAATCCTAAGGATACTGTAGGTATAAAATTTGCAACACCAACAGATGCTAGAAAAACTGTTGCAAAAGTTAAAAAAATAAATAAACCCTTCGCAAGAAAAATACAAATACTAACTGTAGGTGAGCAACGTGCAAAAGTTATGGGCAAAAATAAAGTAGCATCTATATTTAAAAAAGGTAAAGAAGCTATAAGAAAAGGGAGAAAAACATAATGGCACTAGCAAAGAGTCAAAGGAGTCTGAAAGCATGGGGAAAACAAAAATGGAGAACGAAGTCTGGCAAGAAGTCTTCGGAGACTGGGGAAAGATATTTGCCAGAGAAAGCTATCAAGAGTCTATCATCTGCGGAGTATGCGGCAACGACAAGAGCAAAACGCCAAGGAACAAAAAAGGGCAAACAATTTGTGAAGCAACCGAAAGGGATTGCAAAAAAAACAGCTAAATATAGGAGATACAAATAATGATGTACGGTAAAATGAAAAATAAAAATGGTATGAAGAAAAAAAATGTTGCTAAAAAACATAAAGGTTTTTCTAAATTACCAGAAGCAGTTCAAAGAAAAATGAACAAAAAATTAGCTAAGAAAGTATAATGAGAAAAGGTCTATATGCTAACATACATGCTAAAAGAAAGCGTGGTGGTAAAATGAAAAAGAAAGGTGACAAAGGTGCACCTACCGCTGCAAATTTTAGAAGAGCAGCTATGACAGCTAAGAAAAAATAATGGTAGCAAAAAAATATCAAAACCCCTCTGGAGGATTAAACGAAGCAGGTAGAAAGTATTTTAAAAGAACTACTGGTGCTAATTTAAAAAGACCTAGCAAAAAAGTTGGTAACAAAAGACGTGCTAGTTTTTGTGCAAGAATGAAAGGCATGAAGAAAAAACTTACATCTGCTAAAACTGCTAATGACCCAAATTCAAGAATTAATAAAGCACTTAGGGCTTGGAATTGTTAGTGTATTTTTATTTACAAATATAATTATGGCTGATATAAAAAATACAAAAGACTTTATGAAAGCAGTAGAAGAAGTGCGTCAGGAGTATCCTGAAGATGCTATTGAAAGAAAAATACCGACTTCTTTTATAACTACTGTAGCTGCTGCAGAAACAGGTAACTTTCAATTTAAGGGTGCACCTACTGCAATGAAAGCAAATAATTATTTTGGTATGCATGCAACTGGTGATCAAGAATTTTTACAAACAACTGGGGGTGCTAAACTTAGAAATTTTCCAGATGATAAAAGTAGTATAAGGTCTTTTATAAGTCTTATCACAACAGATGATAGATATAAAAGTGTTATAGATTCTACTAATAAAGTAGAAGAAATGTTTAAAGGTATGAGTCCTTATGCAGAAAGAAAAGATTATGTAAATTTTTTATCTAGTGTATATACAGATAGAATTAAACCAATTATAGAGACACAAAATATGTTGATACCTAGGGCTAAACCTTTAAATCAACAAATGGATAACTTACAATAAAAAAGGGGAGCCATAAAGACTCCCCCTCAGCGAGCAACAACAAGACACACAGAGAATTTACTCTGGGTGTCTTTTTTTTTGCACTAAATAAACTTTATAATTTTTGTATAATCTGTTTAATGTCATCTTGTATCTTCTTCCCCATTGAGTTAGCATGATTGATTATTGCTGCACACAGATTAGCTTGGTATGGAAAACCCTTTAATGCTTCTCTAACTTTACCTACAGGTTTACCACCATAATCTACTACAATAGCATTGTCTTTGTTTAAACCTATCTTCAACTCAAACAATATACCAGTGTATTTATCTAGATTATTTTTTTCCGTCATCTTTCCCTCCACCTGCATTGTATGGTGTAAGAGCAGATAACGAGTTCATAAGTTTAACTACCTCTCCATATGGTCTAGTCATTAAATATCTCATAATATCCATTAGCTGTTCTGAACTTACAAGATATGTTCTTGGTGTTGCTGTTGGTTGCTGTGCTTTAGACTTTTCGTCTGTCATATATCCCCCTATTAAAATGGTATATCGTCATCAAAACGATTATTTATTACTGTTAATTTATCTTCTGCCTCAGCTATAGTATTAATTAGTTTATCTAATTCCTCTATAAACTGTGGGTGTTCACCTATACCTACAGGTCTATGTAGGTATACTTCAGCAGTTGCTTTGGCTTCTTCTATAACTGCTTCGTATTTTTTTCTTAACGCCTTTATCATTGACTCTCTGATATCCATTACCATGCTCCTTTAAATTGATAGTATTTATTTTCTACCATATCCTCATCATCAAGATATGGATTATGTTTTGCAGCTTTAGATTCTCTAGCATCTCTTATAGTTTGATTAAGAGTTCTACCATTTCTAACGCATGCAGAAACAAAGTCTTCTACTTCTAGTATTGCTTGTTTAACTTGCCCCATTGCTGACCTCCTTTATTAATCTATTTAAATACCAACTAGCTTTTTGTAAATCTTCTAATGGTTCTCCTTTAAACTTATAACGAGAAACATATTTAAGAACATTACCTTTAAGGTATCCATGATACTCATCACTAGTTGTGCAGTCTCTTATAACTTCTATGGTTTCTTTCTTGCCATGTTTATAATGAGAAGGTGAATGTACATTATCATGCTTTCTCTCATTCTCATAAGACATATCATGACCATGTTCTTTTAATGATACATATGTTCTTTTACTTTTTACCATACTTTCTCCTAATAGTATTATACTCTATCATCTCTAAATCATACTCACCTTTAGATACATTACGCTTAACTACAAGTCCACTCCACCACATCTGCTGTGTAGCCTTAGCATAATTTTCCTTATGATGCAAATAACATCCTGCAGATAATCCCATTAATTTTCTGCCAGATGGTAGGGCACACATAGCATAATCAAAGGTATGTATATGGCCTACAGTAGAAGATACTTTATTCTTTAAGAGAAGAGAACGAGCAACATTGTCACCGCTAATAGGCTTACCCATGACACCAGTAGGGTAGTTATGGCAATAATATATACCATCAACATTGACAGGCTGTTGGTATGGATAAACTTCCCAACCAAACTTTTCAAATTTAAAATCATCTGTGCTAATTGTGCCTTCAAGTTCTGGTATGTCATCTACTGTCCTATCTATTCTGTCTTCATGATTACCAAGTAACATAATTTTTCTTGGCCGTCTACCATTGAGACCTTTGTTAAACTTCTCTAATGCGTCATGAGAATGATCTATATCTTTTTTATATCTTCTACCTTCAAATTGTTTTTTACCTTTATCATAACTAGATAAAGAGTCCATGCTTGCAAAGTCCCCCATACATATTATAGTATTAGGTTTTAGATCATAAGCAAGTTTACCTGCCCATAAGAATCTATCATTGCTTGCTTTGGGTGTGCAATGAGGGTCACCCATAACTAAATGTGTTGCCACTAGTTTAACTCCTTGTCTCGTTTCTTTTTTAAGTATTCTAAAAAATCTACAACATTAGATTCGTCATCAAACTCTGCAACAGAACTAATACTAAGATCTTTAGTGCCTTTATGTTTGTCTTCTGCAAACCCACGTAATCCCCACAGAAACGTTGAATGAGGGTCAGTAGTTGCCATCTTTATCATGCCTCTAGCTATAGTAGAACATAATTCATATTCTTCAGTACCCATTTTAGATTTACTATCCATAACGATACCACAAGTAAAACCTTTTTGCCAAGGACTAACAAGTACCTTGATTGAATTTACTAAACTTAATCCATCTCTTTTCTTTGTCATGTATACCAATACCTATCTACATTGTCTTTATTATACTCAACAATCTTGTGTTCAAAACTTCTTTTCATACTTTTTCTACCAAAATCATTTGCATCTTTTTCATTATCAAATAATGTGTTACTAAACATTTTGTAATCTTTATCTTTTTTATTTTTATATAAAACAAAGTATAACATAATAAGAGACGGTGAGAAACAGACCCCTCAAACTATTCCCCACCATACTCTTTAGTCTCCTCTTTTGGATTTGTTACAGAAGTGTACCAAACCCATTTTGGATTCTTTCCTTTAGATTGCTGTTGTGGTAACAACTGCAACTTGTCTCTTCCCCAACAAGGAAGTTTGTATGGGCAGTATGAACATACAAAACCCAAAACTCTATTACCTGTAGGTTTACTTCTAAAAGTTTCTGCTACATCATCATAACATCTTTTAAAAGGTTCGCCTTTAGTTAATGCTTTAAAATTATTCTTGGCAGAATCTAATGCTGTCTTTTTATATTCTTCATGCTCTGTAGGTGTTTCACAAACTGCCCACTCACCAGTAGATTTATTAACTACAATCCAGCCACCAAATTTTTTCTTTTGGCTCTCGCCATATAAAAATCCTTGTGATACATAGCCAAAGGAATCTTCTCTAGCAACTTCACTAAATCCCCCTGCTTCTCCAAACTTTTTATCAAATGAGTATGGTGATGCACTTTTAATATCCCATACTTTGCCATCAATCTCAACGTCTTGTCTACCTTCAATTGCTCCTCCATCAAATTTATAACTAACTTTCCTCTGTTCATTCTTTAATTTTATACCTGCTGACTTCATTACAAATATAGATAATGCTTCTATTAAATCGCCAAATGTATTTCTCATTCTAACATTATAAGGTTGTCCTTCACCCTTAATACCCTTAGCTTCCATTTGTAGTTGGCATAAAGGTCTACCTATGTTAGACATTCTAGGTTCAAACTTATCTCTTCTCTCTTCTTCAAACTGTTTTAGCAAGGCGTTTTTACACGCCTCACCAAACTCCTGTACTAGCTGTTTGTCTAGCTTAACAGGCTCTTTTGAAACAGAGTCAAGATACTGCTGTACTTGTAAAAGTATATTATTCATTAAGCTGATAATACTTTTTCTGGATCTAACTCTTCTACAATCTTAGCATCTATCTTGTCATGGCCATTAGCACCTTTACTCTTTGCAGTATTGTAAAGATCAATAACCTCTTTGTTCTCAACATCGATGGACTCTTGAAATACTTTTAATGTTTCCATATCAGTATCAGATAGCTGTAAATTTGCATCTGCATTAACAGATATCTCTGGTACATAAAATACATTGCCACCTTTCTTTTGCCTTTTAGTATCTAAAGAAAATGTACAATTAAACATAAGTTTCTTTCTTTTCTTTAAAAGATCTAAAGCAGATGTTACAGGTGAAAACGCAGTACCAGTTACTCTATACAGCACAGGTATGTTTTCTAAACTATGATCATTACCCTGTGAAGTTTTACCTTTGTCAAAAGATAATAATCCGTATACAAGTTTATAACATCTTATAGTTCTCTGTCGTTCTAATTGTTCTGGTGTAAGATTTGATCTTTCTTTAAAAGGTATCTTACCACATTTAGTTCCACCTAATATATCTATGGCTTCTTCTCTCCAACTTTTAAATATAATAGATCTATTAACATACTCACTCTTATCTGCATCATAGTGCATGTATTGCATGGCACTTATGAATGGCCTTAATGTTACTGGTTTGCCAAAAACATTTTGACCTACATTAGAGTCGTATGTGTAGAAATGACCAACTGGTAATTGATTACCATCATCATCTTCTGGTGAACGATTGATAG